TATACTGACATGCCTCCTTCACAGACTTCATAGTATCGTTCACATAAAACAAGCTCCTGTGCAAATGACCTATGCTCGAAATCGGTCGCATGATCTGAAACTTCTAATTGAACTCCTGTAACATCAAAAGTTGAAGCACCAGCAGTTAACCAAGTTGAGGCCATATCAGGCATACGATTAGCAGTATCATATGCACTCCATTGATCTACACTTAAATTATTTGTTAAATCAGTTCCATAAAAAGGGATAAAATTAACACTTAAACCCCTTTCATTATTATTATCTATTTGTAAATTAGAATTTCCAGATATTGTCTTAGTTATTTTTGTCCAAGCATTATTTCCTGATGCTGTAAAACTAAAAGGATAATTATAGTTTGTTCCATCACGAGTTCTAAGATACGCATAAAATGTTTGATTTGTAGAACATCTAAACCAAAATGACAAAGTAATATTGCTTGTCGATGAAGTAAGGTTCCAACCGCTATTTGCAACATCTTGAGCTTCTAAATGTTGAGTTAATCCAATCTCAGCATTTGCATTTGCAGTTCCAGCACTAGCTAAAGCAATTCTAAAAAACTTTCTAAAACCTAAAGTATATGGAGTGTCACTTGAAGCCAAAGATTCTTGAGATTGAGTAATCGTAACACCTGTATTTGCATGGTAAAGATTAAATCTATCAACACTTGCATAACCAGTAGATGTAGATGACGTACCGCGTTGAGCCACTTGCATAGCTCCGTTAATTATTAAATTACGATTACTTAAGTTATTAGTGATATTGGCAGTACACGTTCCATCAGTATTATTGACAGTAATAGCAGCAGCACTAGCTCCTACCCCTTTTATCGAATTTACCTTAATCTCTGACATAATTTAATCTCCAAATAATGCTGTAAGTTCAGCATCAGTAAGTCCTAAAGCCTTTAATTTAGCTTTAGCTGAAGCAAAAGTGGTTGATTCTGTAGTTTGTAACTCAGCAAGTTTTGTTTCAATGTCACTTTTAGAGATAGCAGAAGTACCATCAAGCCAAGTTATATCATCTAAAGTACCAGAAAACTTTGCGTCTGGATTAATTGCTTTTACAGCATCAGGCCAAATAAAATTTTTCATTATGCTAAAATCTCCGCAGCTAACATAAAAGATGTCGTATTAGCCCTAATGGGTACAGCAGAATAAGAAAGATTACCAGAATTTTTATACCGAACTTTATAAGTAACCGCAGACCCAAAATTATCTTGAGTATCTACATAACCTAAAGTTTGGCTAACACATAAATTTGAATAAGTATGAGCTAGACCTAAATTTTGACCCGACAAATCAGCAGATGAACCACCCGATACATTTCTTTGTATATTTAAAACACAATTAGTTCCGCTATTAGTAACTCTTGAACCATTGCAGAAAGCAATAAGAATTATTTTTGACCCTGCTGCGGAAGCTGAAATAGTTACATCTAAACCTGTATCTTGATAACTTGATGAAGAACTTGAAATGTCAGATGAAGTTTCAAATATATCTGTAACGATCTGACCTAATTTTCCAAGTGCTGCGGTGGCTGTAAGCAAAGCTGCATCTGCGGAATCTGGAAGAGTAAACACTCTGTTGTTACTAGATGATGAGGGTGCTTGTATGCTGAAAGACCCACCACCTGATGCTGCGTTTAGTTTAATCTTTGCTGTCATGGTTTAGGATATTTGTCTTTGATAGTTTTAATGGCAGTTTTCCAACCAGCTACACCACTATGATAAATCGTATCAAGCTGATCTTCAATATTTGGATATTCTGCTCTTCTTTGAGATTTGTAACTATCGTTTTCTAAATCCCATGCAGTCTGTAATGCAGCAAGTCCATCTGTACATTCTTTTTCTGTAGGTTTAGAACCTCCATCATGCACTATAAGATTTGCATAAATTTTGTTTTTAGAATCACTCCACCCAAACCATGCACCTGTTCTAACAGTTACTAGATAATCTTCTATTTGATCTGGTCTGCCGTCTGGAAATCTCATGTTATGTATCTCCTAATCTAATAAAGGTAAAGGAGTTTTCGTTATAACCAGTATTGCCAAGATATAAAACGCTACTTCTATTTGTATAAGCTCGAAATGAAACTTTATGAGTAGATGTGTCTGTTACATCAAAAAGAAAATGAGCAATTGCATTGGTTATATTATAATCACTTGGAAAAATAGCAAATCCATCAGCCGCAAGAGCATAATCACTATTATTTACTGTAACTCGTAGCTGTAAATTAGCATATCTATTATCTCCAGAATTTCTTTTAAAAGACATTATTGCAATAATTTGGTAAATGCCAGTTGAAGGAAAAGTAAAAACTCCACTTGATTCAGTCATGCCAGAGCCAATTTGCCCATGACTATTAGTATCTCCTCTTTCCCAATTTGCATTAAAATCTGTATTTCCATCTGTTGTTAAAGTTCCACCAGAGCTTACTCTCCATTGATCTGCCATTGTTATCCCAGCAGTTATTCCAGTTATACCGCTATTTGTAATAGACATTCTTTCAACACCACCAGTTGAAAACTTGATAGTGTCAGCAGAAGGAAAACTTATTCCTGTATTTGTGTCATCTCCAACGATACTTGGTGCGGAAACTGATCCAGCTACACCTTTAACACCAGTTGTTCCAGAAAGTTCTAAGCTCATAATTAAATAATAACTAATAAACTGCCAGAAGGCACTGTCACAGTAACACCAGCATTTACAATCGGACTTACTGTGTGTGCATTTTTTCCTGATGTTATCGTATAGTCTGTTGTTACGTTAGTGTCCGATTCAAAGAATACTTCATCATTGCCTCCTCCCGTAGCTCCAGCACCACCTCCCACAGCAGTAAACTCAGATCCGTTATATATTTCAGCAGAAGTAGTAGTGCTGTTAAATCTAAAGTCTCCTGTTGAGGGAGAACCAGGTCTCTGAGCAGTAGTTCCAACAGGTATTTGTAAAGCTGTTGTGTAATTATGAATTACATCTCCAGTAAATGTCGTTCCAGAAACTTTAGCTAGGCCTAAATTCGCCTGTGTTACATCTCCAATCTCAATATATCCATTATTAGCTGCATTTCTCAGCTTCATAAGGTTAGATGTTGTATTAACTGATAACTGGAACGCTACCTGTGTACCACTAGGATCTGCTGATCCACTATTCAAACTCTGTATAGCAGCAAAAACATTATTAAGGTCAGTTCTTACGGCAGAGCCTGTGCCATTGTCGATTGTATAGTCTGTAACTTGTGCCATTTAGAAAACTACCTTGTGCATATTCTACCCTCCTTTACCAAATCCGACAGCCTGATAGGTAAAATTTCTATCAATCGAAGCATTTGATGAATTTTTGAAGTGAACAGTAAAACCCGTTCCAGATACACTACTTACTTCAAAGTAATCTCCTGATGCCATATTCTGAGCATTGATACCAATAGAGGGTAAATTAGTATTTGCTCCGAGCAAGGAAGAAGTACCAACAAAAAACGGATGAGTAAAAGTAATGGCCTTTGCTCCTGCTCCGCTTGCTGTTACATTACCTTGTTCTGTTCTTCTCTGTAAAGATGCTGTATAACCTAACTGTGAAACTTTTATATCCTGGGCAGTATCGTTACTTGTAAGTTTTGCTCTAAATTGAAATCCTCTACCTTTATAAGTTCCGTTAGCAAAAGTTTGAAAGTCAGTATAAGTAGGAGATCCAGATGGGTTATCTTGTGTAACTCTAACTAACATTTCAGCATTAACTTCTGTAGCTGTAAGTCCATCAAAATCGGTAATATCATCAATCAAACCTCTGGAATCAAACAAATCTGATGGATAGAAACCTTCTGTCAAGAAATGACGTTTAAGATCAAGGCTAAATACACCACCTAAATCTAAAGTATCTCCACCAGCAGTTCCTCCAAAATCATAAGTACCTTCAGAGACTATTCCACCAAAGTCATCTAATGAACCAACAGCATCAAAATCTGTAATGCCATCAAAATTACCTCCACCAACTAGGTTTAACGTATTTGTAGTTGCATCAAAAGCAACATTAGTTTTTGTGCCTTGAAACTTAGGACTATCAGTATCTTCTCTTCTAGTCTGTGTAACAAGTGGAGCTAAGTTATCTGGTAAATCAAGAATTACACTTGTTTCTCCTGCACAGAATCTACCGCCATCATCTTGAAATTTTAAAATATATTCGCCTTCAAGATATGGAACTTCCGCAGATGTGGTAGCACCACTAAGAGCTTGAATCAAGTCAGTACTATTAGTAAATGTACCATTAATCTTACTAACTTTTCATTTATTGGCTCGGCTGATAATCCAGTAACATTAGAAGGCAATGCAGTTTTACCAACAGCGTTGAAAGTAAGATCAGCAGAGGTCGCACTTGTTTGTAATGCAGTATTGTAACTAAATACTTGAAACTCATACGTTCCAATATCAGTATTGAATATCTCAAAGTCAGGAGAAGAAACTGTTGTAGAGACAAAGTTACCATTATTAAATCTGTAATTAACCTGATACTGCGTAACACCAACAATAGGCTGCCAACTAACAATAAGTTTAGATACTGCCTGATTATTTATCTCAACTATCTTTTCTTCAGCTTGTAAAGCAGAAGGAGGATCTTTAGGAAGATTTAGTATTGATACTGTTCTTGTCGGTAAAGTCGCACCATCTTCAATAAACGCATACTTTTCATTTACATAGGACAAAGCTGTAATTGCATAATTTATCCCATCAGATTCCTCTACTGTTATTACTCTAAACTTCTGAGCCTGAACTGTGTCATCTTGCAACAACCAAACTGTATTAGCATTAGGAGTCTGAGAGAAAGCAGAAGATACTGTTACAACTGCACCTGAGACACTTGATACTGACTTAGTTTCGACAGTTCCATCAGGTAGTATTACACTTAAAGTTGGATTATTTGTTGTTGGTAAATCAGTTGCAGCAGAATCATCTACTGTTATCTGCGTAGTTGTAGCAGAACTTACTCTCCCACCTCTTCTTAGGCCAGAACGAACAGGATCAGCTATTTCGATAACAGCACCAGGTCTTACAACAACACCAGAATCTATCGAGGTTGTAAATGCAACAATTTCACTTTCATTTTGTTCTGCAAATAAAATAGCTTTTGCTAGTCTTCTGGCCTGGCCTCGGCTGGTACACGCAAATCCTTTAACTTGCTTAATAATTACCCCAAACTTGGCTATCGAAGCGGTATCTTCATAAACCTCATAATCTATCTCTCTACTATCCATGTTGAAATAAGAAACGGAAATTACAGTATTTCTTGTTTTTAATCCACTTCCCGAATAGCTAAATCCTTCAGAAGTTACATTAGCTAAATTAAATAAATAACTTGCATCTTTTGGACTATCTTGCGTAAGTTGAATACTGCCAGCAGACCATATCGGCATACATCTCATAACACCAGCAAGTTCATTTATAAGATTAAATGCTTCAGTAGATGATTGAATATTTACATTGCAACTGAATCTAGCTTCCTGTCCTCCAAATCCATCATCAACAAGAGTATTAGCAAACTTACTAGCAGTAACAAAAGAAAATAGATCAAGAGAACTTTCTGTTATATGGTTGCCGAATCCATATCTAGTGTCTGTAAGAAGATCAAGTAATACCATCGCAGGGCATGAACACCATTGAGCAGCACCCATTACTCCATTAAAAATATATCCATCAGGATAAACAATACGACCAGTTGCACTATCAACAGTAGGAGTTCCAGAACTGTTTGCACCAGCACCAGGAATCTTTACTTTTATTCCTCTTATACGATACTTTCTACTAGGTATTGATTGGAACTGCATAGAGTCCAATCGAACAGAAGCATAAGCACTATTAGCATAAGTATTAGCATCATCAATTATTTCAGCAAAACTTGTCCATTGAAATGCGTCTTGCAAACTTGAATCTGAACTATCGGCTGTGACTCTGCTAACTCTTATATCAACAGGAAAAGAACCTGTTAGTTCTATTCTGTAATCTCTTTGGTAAGCATCAGCAGTTCTTCCTGTAATCGTGTCAGAAATAATATCAGTAAAACCACCAGAATTATATTGAACAGCAATTTTTAATGAAACAGATGAACCAAGTAAATCTCCCTTATCTGTTGCTTTTTGTATTTGAGGAAAAGTTATTGTGATATTTGCAGCATCAACATTTGAATTTGTTATCTGTCTAGTAACTGGAGAAGATTGAGTTACAGTAACTCCTACTGCTGTAACAGAAGAACTACTTTCAATGCCTTCAACTTTTGTTTGACCTGACGTTCCAAAACGAGGATTGAATGTTACGTCTTGAAAATTAAAGTCAGTTGCAGTTGGAGAAGCAGAAGTAGCTGTCGCTTTTAAAACAGGAGTATCGTTTAAAAATACGTCTTTTAACGCAGCATTGTTGTATGCCGTTGTTCCTTTTGTAAGTCCTTCTTTTGAAGCTGTAGCAAAACCTTCTATTTCTCCTTCAGAAATAAGATCAAGAAAAGTAGCAAACTGTCTACTGTGTAAAGTATCAGGAGTTCTTGTCGGTTGAGG